CATGTCTTTCTACCTAAAACCATTTAAAGCCATGAGCCATGAGAGCAAACATACCCGCAGACATTGCAAACAGGCCACCAAAGCCACCCAACATTATTCCTACCAGCCATCTAAAATCGATGCGTATCTCGTCCATGTTGCGCTGAATGTTTTCAATGGCGCTCTCAACTCTGGTCATTCTTTGCTCATAAAGTAAATCATATTTAGTAATAATCAATTGTTCGTGTTCTTTACTCATCATTTTCCGCCTCTTTGGGGGTGGTAAAATTGTTCTATGTGAAACAGTCCTAGCCTAAAAAGCCCGTCGATTTTCCGACTGCCATTCCCGGTAGCGCCGGGCATAATCCTGCTGCGCCCATTCTTCTTGCTCTGATAGCTCCGGGAATTCTTTCTCATTTTCCTCTGGTTTTTTTTCAATTTTCATTTTGCCTACCTCGTTACATGGTAAGCAAATAATAGCACGTTCAGCACGTGCAATGCAAGTGCTGCAATTGCTTTATTTATCGCCCTTCCCAAAAGCGATCAACATGTTTTTTATCTCGGTATTTGTACGGTTTTCTGCTGTATCTAAGATTAAGGCTTCGATGATATCGGTGCGGGATATTTTGAAATTTATTGCTTCATGGGCGCGTGCTTGGATTTTATCAAGCCGGTCTAAAGTGTCATTTTGAAAACGCATGGTGATGTTTTGACGTTTGCTTCCGGTTAATAGTCCCAGCTTCTTTTTTGGTTTTTCTTTGGGCTTCATGCGTGGAATACGATCAGGCGTGAATTTTGACATAGTTAAGATCCTTGAGTTCGGAATAGAGATTCTTATAATCTTCCACTGCATTAGAACCGGGGGCGAAGGCCATCACTGTCAATCCTTCAAAGCTTGCTTTGTTTACTTCCTCATCTTGCCGGATGATAGTATTCAGCACGAGGGATTGTTCAATAAATGGCTGGAGCTTTTCGGCGACATGTCCGTTGGCGGTTTTCTTACGTGCGTCGAATTGATTGCGTAGCAATTTAATGTCATAAGTATGCCCGTCCTTAATTTCCCCTAGCAGATCAAACAGATCCCCTACACCTTCTAAGCGCATCTTTGGCATAGGTNACNGGGATCAAAATAAGATCAGCCGCAAACATNGCATTAATGGTNANCGTTGTTAGGGTTGGNGGACAATCAAGCAGGATCACATCGTATCTCGAAAGAAGCCGNTTATCGGATANCTTTTTATGAAGCAGGGTTTCCCGGAAGGGTTTATGACCNAGNTCGCGTTCAGCCAGCGCGAGGNCGATATGGGATGGGATGAGATGCAAATTGTGCACTTCTTCATCATTTTGTAGTGCTTTCTGGACGGCATGAAAAGCGAGGTCTTTTGTGACCAGAAAATCCCTTACTGTAAAATCAATTTCACTTTTTTTAAAAATTCGGGTGGCATTGGCCGATGGATCGAGGTCAACCAGCAAAGTGCGCTGGAGTTTGTGGGCAAAACAGTAAGCCAAATTACACGTGGTGGCGGTTTTTCCTACACCGCCCTTTTGGTTTATAACTGCAATTATTTTGGTCATAAGTCTCCTATGGTAGTGATAGAAAAAGGATTTTATAACCATAGCACGTACAGCACTTGCATAGCAAGTGCAAAGCACATACAGCATTTGCTAAGCAAATACAGCAATATATTCAAGGATTTATTTTAAAAAAATGAATTGACGGAATGATTTTTGGGAGTTAGATTTGGGGCAATATATTTTATTAATCTAAATGAATTAGGTTCAGAGGATTATTATGAAGCAAGGTAGGATACCTGCTCAATGCGCCCAAGTCTTTGACCGGATCGAAGCGCCATTGAGCAGAATCACAAACAACTACGGCGAGATTATACACCAAACGCCGGAGTGTCAACCAAAAACAGCGCATAATTTTTGCGACCACCTACGATTAGCGCCTAAATTCTTCAAACCGCCGACGCATCACAAGCCGCGGGCATTAGTAATCCAAAAGATTATTGATCGACTAAGTCTGTCTTTTAATTGTCCAAGACGTATGTTGGCGACTATCCAATTTCATTATCAAACAGGTTATAGGGTTAAGAGCCAGCGGCGGGAAGCGATTCTCAGGCTGCTTCAAGTAATGGTTTACTATATGGATGATGCCACTGGTCGCGTCGGACGCCTGTTAGATAATGGTTTGTATGAATATTATACAATGAAAAAACTGGCTAAATTTGCTGGTTTAAAATTCAAACGTGCCAAGCGTGCCATGAAAGCCATTGTCAGAGCCGGGTATATCAAGGTTACTCGTCAATACAAAATGGATGAAGAGACGGGTAAGTATGAAGGCCGCGGCTCACGCCGAGAATTCTTGCCCAAATTTTTTATCGACCTCGATATCTCAGGCGACCTTTGGACAAAATGGTTCAGTCAAAAAAACTGGAAACGCGAGCGCGAAGAAAAGAAACGAACCAAACAAGACATCAGGCGGGCATGGTCTGCCATCGGTTTCCTGAAAGAAAGTATCGGTCATTCTATCGATAGGGCTAAAAAGCCAATAAAACGCATTGTGGGCATTGTTAAAGGCATACCCCTAGAAGACCCCTTCCCCGTAAAAGAAGCCAAAATTGCCCATGAAAAGAACCTTATAGCCAAAGCCCTCAATTTGTTTAATCTCGATCCCTCCAAGTCGGTTCGTGAATACCTGCAAGAGTTAAAAGCGCTTCATCCACCGCCGTAGATAGAATAAAAAAATTTAGTCTGTTAACATCAGACCCGCATACCTATGTGCTTTTTTTATTCATAAGCATAAAACTCTTCCTGTCCCTATAAATATTGGTATTTCTACGCATTGCTAACAGGGTTATCCACAGAAACTGTGAATAACTTTGGAGAATTTTTATTCTTTTTAAAAATAAATGGGCATCTCGGCACCGGCGTAGATGGGTACTTGTATATCTCAGTAAAAGCATACAGAGAGAATAATATTGTATTTGGTTTTTTTTAGGGAAAACCCTAGACTGTGTGGATAAGTGGGTAGTTTTTGCTCGTTTTTATACCGTAGAACGATATAATTAATTTAAAATGCACATGCTAGCAAGTGCACTGCACTTGCTAGCATGTGCATAAAATGATTGTGCTTTAAAAGGAATTTTGTTATATTAATCTTATGGTTAATAGCTTGTTTACAACGGAACTGGATAACAATGAATGAGCTTAAATTACCCGTGGAATGGATAGATCGTATCTTTAAACGCCTAGCAGAAGCTTATGGCGAACGATTTGCATCCAAATTCTTAAATCCAGCCTATGTGGAGATGGAGCGCAGTCGTTGGCAATCAGGCTTATACGGCGTCACCTCCGATGAAATTCGCCGTGTACTGGATATGTGTCGAAGTGGTTTTATTACACAGCCGCCTACCGTGATCGACTTCTATCACTACTGCAAGGGTTTCAAACAACCGCCTAGCATTAAAAAAGTCCCCCCTCGCAATGAAAATGATCAAGTCATCGGTGAACAATACTTAAAACTTATTCTGGACAAACTACATGGCCGACTTGACAGTGATGGGGAAATTGCCTTATCCACCCTCGATAAACAAATATTGGGAAAGCACGACGGTAAGACAAAAGAGCACTGGCAAGATACTTAAACGTGTTTTTAGAACGCCTGAGGTCGTTAAGTATGTTAACGATGTGTTCTTTTTGATTGCTCAACAAAAGATCAAAGCGCTGACGGGAAGCAAGCTCAGGCTTCAATTACTTATTTATCCTCCCGATAAGAAGCGCCGCGATATCGATAATGTTTGTAAGGCCATTCTTGACGCTCTCCAATACGCGGGGGTATATGATGACGATTTTAAAATTTGGCAGCTTTTTGTTGAACGCCGAGAGGTCAGAAAATTTGGAGAGGTTGAATTTACTATCACGGAGATTGAGTAATGCCGCAGTTCTCAACAGAATCAAAAAAACAACTTGCCAGCTGCCATCCTGAATTACAGATGCTTTTTAATGAGGTCATAAAATATTATGACTGCAAAGTATTGGAAGGCTATCGCAACCAAGCAGATCAAGAAAAAGCTTTCGCGGCTGGCACAACCAAACTTCATTACCCTAATGGCAAACACAATAAAATTCCTTCAATGGCGGTCGACGTCGCTCCCTATCCTGTTTCTTGGAACGATACAAAGCGTTTCTATTGGTTTGCAGGTTTTGTGATGGGATTAGCTGCCCAACTCAAAAATGAAGGAAAAATGCAGTTTGCTGTGCGTTTTGGGGGTGACTGGGACAATGACAAAGACATCAATGATCAAACTTTTAATGACCTAGTTCATTTTGAGCTCGCTAACTGATTATTTTTTGACTAGATCTAAAGTTAACGGTTATCATGATGTCAGATTAGGAACAATCTGAAAGTTAACCTTGATCATAATATCAGATGAGGAGTAATTGGCATGAAGGAATTCTTTGATAATAACTGGAATAAATTACTCGGCTCTGCTGGTTTTCTAGGCATCTTCCAATTTTTAGGTCAGTTAAGTGATTATCTTTCTGATGGGCAATTAGATAATCATGAAATCCAGCAATTGTTTCTCTCTACCACCTCAGCTGCACAAACAATCATTATTATTGCGGTTGTAGTTTATTTTAAATTCTTCAAAAAGGATTAGGCATGAAATTAACATGCTCGAAATGCTACGGAAATAAAACCTATCGCGGTATGGGCTCAATGATTATCAAATGTGAACCGTGCAAAGGTGCAGGATATATCGATGCCGATGTTGATTTTAAGAAAATATTGGTGAAATCTTCCGAGCCATCGAAAAAAACTAGAAAGGAAAAGAATAATGACAAAAAAGAAAGTGCCGGCCAAGGAAGCGAAGGTCAAAGAAAAGAAGCCTAAGCCTGATGGTTATGTATTTGGTCGCCCAACAATGTACTCCGAGGAACTGGCGAATAGAATTTGCCGGGAAATATCTATTAGCACCGATGGCCTAAATAAAATATGCGCTGATAATAAAGATTTCCCAAATCCAAAAACGATTTATGGTTGGCGTATTGATAATGAAGACTTTAGTAAGAAATACGATGCTGCAAAACGTATTCAAGCTGATTTGCTAGTCGAGGAAATCAAGGAAATTGCAGATGATACGTCCCGAGACACCATTACAAAACAAGACAGAGATGGTAATGATTATGATGTTTGTAACACAGAATGGATAGCGCGGTCACGCTTGCGAATTGACACGCGTAAATGGATAGCTTGCAAATTATTACCTAAAGTTTACGGTGATCTTGCCCGCTTAGATTTGCTGCAAGACAAAAATGAAGAACTTACCAAAGAGCTTTATGAACTTAGAGCCGAACTCGATAAAAAACATAAGAGAGATTATTAACATGGACGAATCAGTTTCTTGCTTGGTGGAAATATCTTCGCCATTTGATGAGTGCAATAAAAATGCCGGCGATTCCGTCCATCTAAACTGGCTTATGGAAAGATTTGGCCTAGGAATATCTTATGAAACATTTCATAAGATTTTTAATAAAATTGTTAAAGAATTTCATAGAAATCCAGAGCCGCATAAAAAATTAGAGTTTACTGTTTCTGTTAAAACGCTTAGTTCTCATAAAAGAATAGTAATTAAGGAAGAAAAAGATTTAGAGACAGATTTGATTGTTAATAAATTAAAGTTTTGTGGATGTGGCGATCCAGCGTCTGTATTGGAGTTATTATTTAATTTTATACAGTTGAGCCAATTACATCGAACCCAAAAACCTGCTGCTATTCAAGGAAAAGAATGGGGAGACTATTGTAAAAAGCAACGCGAAGAAAAAAAACAATTAATTATTAATCATCCAGAGGCTATTGAATGGCTGATCTATTATGTTTTAGATGAAAAAGATATTTTTACACATGGCGGAAATGTTAGTGGTGGTTGGTTAGATGACTATGAATTTTTTAATTTATTAACGGAATGGAATGTAAAACAATCCCATGTCGATTGATCATGAAAAGGAAGACATGGCGGCGCGTCTGCGTGGATCCTTATATGAATTTACGCGCTTTTTTACCAAGTACATAACTAATCGAGACTACATTGAATCGCAGCCAATTGGACGAGAATCACATCAAATAATAATTTGTCGTGAATTGAGCGCCATGACCAATTTGGAACATCCAGATGAAAATCTTTTAATTAATGTCGAGCCCGGATCCGGCAAGTCATTACACATTTGTATGTGGGTGGCTTGGTGCATGGCAAAAAATCCAACGTGTAATTTTATTTATATTTCATATTCACAAACGCTCGCCGCTGAGCAAACCGCGTTTATACGCATGGTTATGTCATCGCAAATGTATGGATACCTCTTTAATGTTTATTTATCTCGAGACACCAAGGCCAAGGATCATTTTGCTACGACCAAGGGAGGTCATATTGCGGCATTTGGATCTGAGGGCGCTGTTACTGGTAGAAACGCTGGTTTGCCGGGTCAGGACAAATTTAGCGGGGCTGTCATCATCGACGATGCCCACAAACCGGACGAAGCACACTCGGACACGCTTAGGGAAAAGGTTATTAAAAATTACGAAGAAACAATTCGCCAACGACCCAGAGGTCACAATGTACCCATTATCTTCGTGGGTCAGCGCGTACATGAAGCTGACCTTGCTGCGTTCTTTATCGAAGATAAAGACACGAAACCTTGGCGAAAAGTTATACTTAAAGCTCTTGATGATGCAGGCAATGCGCTCTACCCCGAAGTACATTCGAGAGATTATTTATTAGAGCTGCAGGCAAAATCGCCTTATGTCTATGCCGCACAGTTTGACCAAAATCCAAACCCTGCAGGGGGTGGCTTATTTAGACCTGAATGGTTCTTAGAGCTCGATAAAGAGCCAGAATTCTTGTGCACCTTCATCACTATCGATAGCGCTGAAACCGAAAAAACCTACAATGATCCTACAGCCATGAGCTTTCTAGGTTTGTATGAAATAGAACTATTTGGCAAAAAGACCGGTAAGCTCGCCTTGCATTGGATAGATTGCCTTGAATCTTGGATTGATGCCAAAGACCTTGAGGAAGCGGTACTTGATTTTATCCGTGAATGTTCCTTGCATAAAACACCTCCACTTACCGCCGCAATCGAAAAAAAATCAACAGGCGTGACGCTTATT